GCCTTTTGTGTTTGGCGCGCCACCAGAAGCTATCTTGACCTTACGGTTTTCAATGTTCCGTTTTAGCTTGTTAAGACCAGAAGTAATTTGGCCTTTCCAATGCGCTTGGTTCTTAGGGGCTCCGCCCAAAGTAAAGTGACAACCGTTCTGATCTGGTGCGGTATCATGACCAGTAGCGTTCTTATTATTGATAAGCTTGATTGCTTCTGGTGTGAACCTAAGCGCGAATGCATCGCGTAAAGCTTGCTTATCGTCGCCTTTAAGATCGCTTTCTTGGGTCCAGCCAATCTTTATTAACTGGTCAATTAGTGCAACTGACCTTCTCTGACTGGCCTTGTGGCCTTTACTATCTTCTCTCACGAGGTGAAGTGTGCGGTCACATAGTACCACGTTTGTATTGTTTGGCATATCATGCCTCCTATAATATGCTAGCCAGTGGCTAGCGGTTACATCGTCTCAAGGTTTCCCTTGCCGATAATTATTTATAACACATGATAACATGTTATCCTATAATATAGCGGAGTTAGCCATTGGCTAGACCATACCCGCCCCCCATGCCCCACTTTTGTCAGACTAGTTACATACATGTATATGTATTACTATTTTCCACAAATAATTACCAAAATTTTGAGTTTGGCGACCCCACACCCCCCTTATATAGGAAGACCCCCCTATAGGAGTCCCAAAATCCTTTACAAAAAAATTTTTTATACTATAACATGTTTATCGGCTAACAACCTGCGATATAGAAATGACTCTAGTAGTAGAACCTGAATTAGGTGTAAAAATAGATAAGAATACACCCTCTATTGATCTTAAGGATCGTATGGAGTCAGCAGCTAACACCGCAAAAGAGCTTGGTGAGCATGGGTTAAACGTAGAACCTACCAAGGAAGATAAGGATGTAGCAGCAAAACTTGCCGTTGCATACGCAGATAACCCAGAAAAGACCTCTAAAAAGGCCACACCCAAGAAAGTAGCCACACTTACACCCGCATCTTTGATCCTTACAGACAGTATTTTGCAGGAATTTGGTCGTTCTGTGGTAGAGAGCTCGGTGCAAATACGTCACCTCGTGACAAATAAGCTACTATTGGAGACAGATAACCCTGATCCGCGTGTACGCATACGTGCATTGGAGCTTTTGGGTAAGATTAGTGACGTAGGACTGTTCGCAGAGAAGTCTGAAGTGACAATAACGCACCAGTCTACGGACGATATTAAGGAAAAACTACGAAGTAAGCTCGCAAAACTCGTAAATCCGCCCCAAGAAATAGAAGATGCGATAGAAATTGACGGTGAACCCGTAGATGTGAGTAAAGAACTCGGTATTGACGACTCCGAAGAGGGGTTTGACGATGAGTGAAGCTGCTTTGGCCTTCACTGAAGAAGAAATCCAAGTAATGTTGGACAATTTAGACCATTATAGCACAGATGAAGTCGCAGAGATTGACCGTATGGTCGATGAACTGAGTGTTCGCAAAGAAAACACCCTTGCTTATGATGATCTGATTGAATTTTGTAAGAGGATGCAGCCTGACTACATCGTTGGGAAGCATCACAGACTATTAGCAAATATGCTTATGGGTATAGAACGAGGAGATAAAGACCGTATATGTGTAAACATACCACCACGTCATGGTAAATCTCAACTTGTATCTATATTTTTCCCTGCATGGTTTTTAGGAAGGAATCCGAACAAGAAGGTTATGATGGTGTCTCATACCACAGACTTAGCGGTAGATTTTGGACGTAAAGTACGTAATTTAATCGCTACAGATGAGTATTTATCTATATTTCCCACAGTTAGGTTGGCTTCTGACTCTAAATCAGCGGGTCGTTGGAACACTAACTCTGGAGGTGAATATTATGCGTGTGGTATTGGTTCTTCTATTGCTGGGCGGGGTGCTGACCTCCTGCTCATCGATGACCCACATTCTGAACAAGACGTCATTAATGGAAATTTCGAAGTGTTCGAAAAAGCCTACGAATGGTTCACATTTGGGGCGCGTACTCGGCTTATGCCTGGAGGTCGCGTTGCCATAATACAGACACGTTGGCATATGGATGACTTAACAGGACGTGTTGTACGGGATATGGGGCAGAATGAGCGGTCAGATCAATATGAGGTAGTCGAGTTCCCTGCAATACTAGATGTTGTAGACGAGAAAACGAATAAATCTGCTCAAAAACCCCTCTGGCCTGAGTTTTTTGACTTGGACGCCCTGCTCAGAACAAAAGCGTCTATGCCTGTGTTTCAGTGGAACGCGCAGTATCAACAAGAACCCACCGCTGAAGAGGCTGCTCTGGTTAAGCGGGAGTGGTGGCAGATGTGGCAGAAAGAAAGCCCCCCTGCATGTGAGTATATTATCATGTCTCTCGATGCTGCGGCAGAGACACACAACCGCGCAGACTTCACCGCATTGACCACGTGGGGTGTGTTTTTGAACGAGGAAGTAAATAATTACAATATTATTTTGCTAAACAGCATAAAAAAGCGTATGGAGTTCCCAGAGTTAAAAGATTTGGCTATGGAGGAGTACTCTGAGTGGGAACCAGATGCGTTCATTGTGGAGAAAAAGAGTGCGGGTACTGCGCTTTACCAAGAGATGAGACGTATGGGACTACCTGTGCAAGAGTACACACCTCACAGGGGCTCAGGTGACAAATTGGCACGTTTAAACTCCGTAACTGATATTGTAGCGTCGGGGTTATGTTGGGTTCCAGAGACACGTTGGGCAGAAGAAGTAATAGAAGAGATTGCAGGATTCCCATTTATGAGCCATGATGACCTTGTTGACTCTACCGTAATGGCACTCATGCGTTTTAGGCAGGGTGGATTTATAAGATTACCAAATGATGAGCCTGACGAGGTTCAGTACTTTAAACAAAGACGAAGTGGATTTTATTGATGGCTATTGAGAAGGGACTATACTCCGCCCCAAAGGGGATCGACGAGGAAGTTGGTGAAGGGGAATTAGAAATTGAAATCGTAAACCCTGAAAGCGTTACGCTAGATGATGGGAGTATGGAGATAACACTCGTCCCAGGCGCAGAAGACGCCATGACAGGTGAGTTTGATGATAACCTTGCAGATATGCTAGAGGATAGTGACCTCAACTCTCTCGCTAAAGATATATGTGATATGGTCGAGTCTGACATCGACAGCCGCAAAGAGTGGGCAGATACCTTTGTTAAGGGTTTAGATGTACTTGGATTTAAGTATGAAGAGCGTACAGAACCTTGGGAAGGCGCGTGTGGTGTGTATTCTACAGTGCTCGCAGAGGCCGCTATTAGATTTCAAGCGGAGACAATGAGTGAGACGTTTCCCTCTTCTGGGCCAGTAAAGACTAAGATACTAGGGGAAGAGACTAAAGAGAAAGAAGAAGCCGCTGAACGTGTCAAAGCAGACATGAACTACGAGCTTACAGAGACTATGGTCGAGTACAGGCCAGAGCATGAGAGATTACTTTACAGCCTTGGGTTGGCAGGATCAGCCTTTAAGAAAGTATATTACGATCCTAACATGGGTCGTCAGGTAGCTGTGTATATCCCAGCAGAAGATGTTATCGTGCCTTACGGTGCGTCACACATAGAAACCGCAGAGCGTGTTACACATGTTATGCGTAAAACTAAGAACGAGCTAAAGAAATTACAGGCAAATGGGTTCTACAGAGAAGTAGAACTTGGAGACCCCCAACCATATCACAGTGATATAGAGGAGCGGAAAGCAGAAGAAGGTGGATACTCACTTACGGATGATGATCGTTTCACTGTTTATGAAATACACGCTGACCTTATAATAGACGGTGCAGGCGATTCCGAGGAGGATGATATCGCTAAACCCTATGTTGTAACGTTGGAGAGGGGTTCAAACGAGATACTAGCAATACGTAGAAATTGGAGTCAAGATGATGAACTGATGTTAAAACGTCAACATTTTGTACACTATGTATATGTTCCAGGATTTGGGTTTTACGGGCTTGGGTTGATCCACATTATCGGTGGGTATGCCAAGGCGGGAACATCCTTGATACGTCAATTAGTAGACGCTGGTACGCTCGCAAACCTCCCTGGCGGGTTGAAATCGCGCGGATTGCGTATCAAGGGTGACGATGCTCCCATAGAACCTGGGGAGTTTAAGGATGTCGATGTGCCGTCAGGGTCTATCCGTGACAACATCATGCCTCTACCTTACAAGGAGCCAAGCCAGACATTACTTGCACTCCTAGACAAGATAACACAAGAAGGCCGTAGACTCGGCGCGATTAGTGACATGAACATCTCAGATATGTCTGCTAATGCTCCTGTGGGGACGACACTCGCACTCTTGGAGCGCACACTCAAGCCGATGGCTGCAGTACAGGCACGTGTGCATTATGCGATGAAGCAGGAGTTTAAACTCTTAAAGACAATAATGTCAGAGTACGCACCGATGGAGTATGCCTACCAGCCTGCTAGAGGAGAAGTAAGCGCACGACAAGCTGACTACATGCTCATAGACGTCATACCTGTCAGTGACCCTAACAGCTCTACTATGGCGCAGCGCGTTGTGCAGTATCAAGCTGTATTGCAGATGGCGCAACAGGCTCCGCAGATATATGACTTACCGCAACTGCACAGGCAGATGATAGATGTGTTAGGAATTAAAAATGCAGATAAACTTGTTCCAACAAAAGACGACATGAAACCCGTAGATCCTATCAGTGAGAATATGGCTGCATTACAGGGTAAACCGATGAAAGCCTTTATCTACCAAGATCAAGATGCTCACATTGAGACACACATGGCGTTTATGCAAGATCCGATGATCGCACAGATGATTGGGCAGAACCCACAGGCCAAGCAAATAATGGCTTCTCTACAAGCACATATTGCTGAACACCTTGGGTTTAAATACCGCAAAGACATCGAAGAGCGTGTGGGTGTCGAGCTCCCTGCACCGAATGCAGAGCTACCTGAAGAGATTGAGGTTAACCTCGCTAGACTTGTTGCCACTGCCGCTAAAGATCTAACGCAAGCACATCAGCAACAAGCAGCGCAACAACAGGCGCAGAAACAAGCTCAAGATCCGTTGTTCCAGCTTAAACAAGCAGAGGTACAGATCAAACAAGCAGATGTAGAGCGTAAAGCTAAGAAAGATCAAGCAGATGCAATGCGAGACGCTAAGAAGTTAGAATTAGACGAGCAAGAGATTATACTCGATGCGAAGAAAGACGGCATAAAGATGGCTGCAGATCGACGCGCTTCTAATGCAAAAATTGATCTTGATACAATGAAGACAATGCAAGGAAGTAGAACTGGGAGAAAATAATGGCAAAAACCGTCTTTGACGTGCTTAAAGATAACATCGAGGTTGATAAAGCCTCTGCACTAGAATTTCTTGGGAGTGGGGGCGCAAAAGACTTCGCTCAATACAAGGAAGTTGCTGGCCTTATACGGGGTCTGGAGTCCAGCATAGCACATATACAAGACCTCTCGCGCAACTATATGGAAGATGATAATGAATAAAGTAGCAGAACTGGATATAAATGAGGTAGACGAGCAGGAACTAGAAGCACAACTACCCCGTCCTGTAGGGTATCGCATACTTATTGCAATGCCCGAAATAGAAGAAACTTACACAGATACCAAGGTACTAAAAACCACCACTATAATACATCAAGAACATATCATGTCTATTATTGGACTTGTTTTAGATATGGGAGATCAGGCTTATTCTGATATAGAACGTTTTGGTGATACCCCTTGGTGTAAAGTAGGCGATTACGTAATGTTCCGTGCAAACACAGGCACGAGATTTAAAGTTGGTGGAGTTGAGTATCGTTTGATGAACGATGATTCAATAGAAGCCGTAGTCAGCGACCCCCGTGGTGTATCACGAGCATAAGGAAATAAGAAATGGCATTTGAAAAAGTTGAGTATAGTTTTCCTGATGAGCAGGAAGATATTAAGAAACCCGAAATTGAAAGTTCATCGGCAATAGAGATTGATTTGGATAAAGGTAAGGATAAGAAAGAAAAGGCAAAAGCTGAACCTGAACCCGAACCTGAAGTTAAACCTGAGCCTGAAGCTGAGAAAGAATTAGAAATTGAAGTCGTAGACGATACGCCTAAAGCAGATAGAAATCGTAAAGCATCAGAACCCCCAGAAGATGTAACTGAGGAGGAGCTTGAAGATTATTCTGAAAAAGTTCGTAAACGTATCCAGCACTTTAGTAAGGGTTACCACGATGAAAGACGTGCTAAAGAAGCGGCTTTTAGGGAGAAGCAGGAACTTGAGGCGTTAGCTCAATCTCTTGTTGATGAGAATAAAAAGTTAAAAGGTAGCGTTAACAAGAATCAGACAGCTCTACTAGAGCAAGCTAAGAAGGGAGCAAAGTCTGAGCTAGAAACAGCTAAGAACGCATACAAGGTTGCGTATGAGGCTGGGGACGCAGAAGCTGTCGTAGCTGCACAAGAAAGTCTAACGGCTGCTAAGATTAAAACTGATAAGTTAAATAATTTTAAGTTACCGACTTTACAGGAAGAAGAAACTCCTGTAAACAAGACAGCAGATACTAAATCTACTCCAGCGCCGCAGGTTGCTGACGAACGAGCGATGACATGGGCGAAAGCCAATCCGTGGTTCGGCACCGATGATGAGATGACGAGTCTCGCGCTAGGGTTACATAATAAACTCGCTAAACAAGGTGTAGACCTTCAAAGCGACGAATACTACGAGGCAATAAATACTCGTATGCAGCAACTATTCCCAGAGCAGTTTGAGGATGTTGCACAAATGGAGGTTGAAAAGCCCAAACGCAAGGCCAACGTGGTTGCACCCGCTACGCGGAGCACGTCACCCCGAAAAGTGACATTAACGCAAACACAAGTGTCTGTAGCTAAGAGACTTGGATTAACTCCAGAACAATACGCCAAACAGGTTGCAATAGAAATGAGGAAAGACAATGGCTGAAAATCGCATAGACCGTGAATTAACTACTCGTGAAACATCAACACGTAAAAAGGCTTGGACACGTCCTGAAGTATTACCTTCACCGACACCACAACCTGGGTACGCGTTTCGTTGGATCAGAACAAGTACTCAAGGGCAAGCAGATGCCACAAATGTTTCTTCAAAATTACGTGAAGGTTGGGAGCCTGCAAAAGCTTCAGATCATCCTGAGATTACAATGGTAACTGTAGAAAATGAAAGATTTGCAGATAACGTTGTAATTGGTGGTTTGATGTTATGTAAAGCTCCGATTGAATTGGTAAACGAGCGCAGTGATTATTATAAACAGCAAACGGATAATCAAATACAGTCAGTAGACAACAACCTCATGCGAGAAAACGACCCTAGAATGCCCTTGTTTCACGACAGGAAATCTAAGGTCACTTTTGGTAAAGGCAATTAATTTAGATCAAAGGAGAATTGGATATGGCTTATCCAACTATAGACGCCCCTTATGGGCTTGTTCCCGTTGGCCTGATTGGTGGTCGTCCTTACACAGGTGCTACTCGACAAATGAAAATAGCTAGTAACTACGGTACAGCTATTGGAAAAGGCGATCTAGTAAAACGTGTAAACGACGGAACTATTGAGCGTGACGGGAGTACAACAGCTTTCCCAGCTACTGGTACACTAGGTATTTTCATGGGATGTCAGTATACTGACCCAAATACGAGTCAGTTAACCTTCAGCAATTCGTATCCTGCTAACACTGTTGCTAGTGATATTCATGCATACGTTGCTGATGACCCTGATTTGATAATGAAAGTAGCTATTTGTTCTTCAGGAACAACAATGGCAACGTTGGGGAGAACTGTTATTGGTAATAAAACTTCACTTATTAGTAATACGTTAAATACTACTAATGGGAGCTCGAAGTTAGCTGCTAGTAGCAGCGTTAATACCACCTCAACACTACCACTTCATATTATTGATGTAGTTGATAGCACAGCAACTGGAAGCGATACTTTCCAAGAATTGCTTGTTATTTTCAGCACCCATACTGATAATGGTAGCAACGTGTTCATTGGTGGACATGCTTATCGTAACCCAGTTGGCCTATAAAGGAGAATAACTAATGGCTATTTCACGCGCACAGCTCCTTAAAGAACTGCTTCCTGGCTTGAACGCATTATTCGGTTTGGAATATGCAAAGTACGGTGAGGAGCACGCAGAGATCTTCGAAACAGAGACCTCTGATCGTTCTTTTGAGGAAGAAACCAAGCTATCAGGCTTTTCTGCAGCACCAGTCAAAGACGAGGGCTCTGCCATCGAATACGACAATGCTCAAGAGGCTTTCACGGCTCGCTATAACCATGAGACAATCGCAATGGGCTTTTCAATTACTGAAGAGGCTATCGAGGATAACTTGTATGATTCTTTATCAGCTCGTTATACTAAAGCGCTTGCTCGTGCTATGGCATACACAAAACAAGTTAAGGCAGCTACAATTTTAAATAATGCCTTTGACTCTGGCACTACTTATGGAGATGGAGTGGAGCTTTGTTCTACTGCACACCCACTAGTAAGTGGCGGCACTAACTCGAATGAGCCAGCAACTGCGGCAGATTTGAATGAGACTTCACTAGAAGCAGCTATCATTCAGATCGCAGGTTGGACAGACGAGCGCAACTTGTTGATCGCTGCAAAACCTCGCAAACTTGTGATTCCACCGAACTTGCAATTCGTTGCAACTAGATTGTTGGAAACAGAAGGTCGCGTAGGCACAGCAGATAACGATCTAAACGCGATCCGCAACAACGGTGCTGTTCCTGAAGGTTATACAGTAAACCATTATCTAACAGATACAGATGCATGGTTCTTGTTAACCGACGTTCCAAACGGTCTTAAACACTTTAACCGTAGTCCAATGGCGACATCTATGGATGCTGACTTTGACACAGGTAACAGTCGTTATAAAGCCCGTGAGCGATACAGCTTTGGTGTATCAGATCCACTAGGGATCTTCGGCTCACCTGGAGCATAACACAATTTAGAGGGGGCGGTGCAAATCGCCCCTTTCTTTTTACACGGGTTCGTGTATAATACAAAAATTACCTTGACAGTTGCATCGGGCGACTGACACTAGCCAAGACAAGGAGATTTTACATGGCTAATACAACATTTAACGGTTCCGTCCGTTCTGAAAACGGTTTCAAGCAAGTAACAAAAAGTACTGAAGGTGCTTTTACTGACAACTTTACTGTTAATTCTAGCGGTACTGTCTATGGAACAGCAGGTGCACATTTTAAATACACTGCAGCAACAGGCTACGGCCCAGCCGACCTTGTTATAGGTAAAGGCGGTTCAATAGGGGGTACAGTAAACCCTTATGCAGAAAGTTCTACAGCACTGTTTCAAACAGGCACAAAACTATTTTACGGTAATAACATCTACCGATATGGTCAATGTGG